TGCAATTGGTTCTTTTAATTCTTGGCTTTTTAATCAGTTCCAACGTGGGGCAATGGCAGAAACTTGGTTGCTTGAGTTCCAACGCTATCGGAGTGCATATCCAGAGCTTTCAGAAACAGATGTTGCTCGTAAAGTTTCCAAGGATCTTAATACCCGATTCGGAAACCTTGGAAGGCAGGGCATATTAAAGAGCAAAACTATGCAGGATACTGCTAGGTTCCTTTTCCTTGCACCCCAATGGAACGAGGGTCTTATTAGAACTGAACTTGGTGCTATGGGGCAAACAGGAAAAGCATTAGTAGATGCGGCTACTGGCAAGCGGTTCTTTGCTGGCATTCTTGCACGTTCTGTTGGAGGGATGGTGGTAGCTCAATTCATTGCCAATCAATTAATCAATTACGGGACAAGAGGAATTCCTACTTGGGAAAATCCAGAAGAAGGATTTGGTGAAAAAATAAGTGCTTGGATTCCTGATTTTTGGGGAGGGCCGGGATTTTTCTTAAATCCTATGTCTCTTGCTATGGAGACAACCAATTTATTAATGAAAGGATATGAAAGAACTGGTGATGCGGTGGATACTGCAATGAATTATTTCCGTAGTCGTTCCTCTGTTCCAATGCGTCCTGTTTGGGATGCCGTCACTAATAAAGATGTATTAGGAACCTATTATGCCCCCGGTGAGAAATGGAAGGGTATGCTCAAAGATTCCATTCCAATGCCCATTGCTGGAGGAGCAATATATTCAGCGGCAAAAGAAGGAATTACTGGAGAAGCCAATCAACAATTTGCTGGTCAATATCAGAAGCAGTTGTTCTCTACCTTTGGTGTTAAGCTAGAACAAGCCCCAAGTGATGAATCTCGTTTGTTTACTCTGGCCCATCATTACAAACTTGAAAATGATATTCCAGATCGTACTGCTGGATATAGCTATCCCTACAAAGAACTTAATCACGCTTTGATGATTGGCAATGTTACCAATGCAAGAAAGGCGATGACGGAACTTTTGAAAACAAAGCCTGTTAACGAAATTAAAGAGTATTATAAAAAATACCCAACTATGAAGTTGCTTCAAAGCAATGCTCAAATGAAAGAGTTTATGGATACGCTTACTGACGAACAAAGAGAAACATATGATAGGGCTAAAGATAAAAGGAAAGAAACATCTCAAGCCGCATTGGAAATCCTAGCAGACGTTCAATAATTCGCTTGCCTTCTATCCCAAAATGGGATTGATTAAAGGCTTAATCAACCACGCTATGTCTAAATACAAACTACCTACTGCGTTTGCCGTCCACTTTGAGGATGACCCTGTTCTCAAGCAACTCAAGGAAGATGGAGAAGAAAACAACCGCCCAATGGTGAGTCTGTTTCAAGCCGCAACCGCTTACTTGCTTGATTCACGCCGCTATCTATTCATTGAACTTGGAAGGTACATTCAAAAATATGGTCAACTTCCCCCACTAGAAGAATATGCAAATGAGCCAGCAACCACAGAAGCAGAAGAGGAAGTACCAAAGAAAGAAGGATTTGAACTTAAAGTCCTCCCCCCTGCCACAGAGCAACCAAGAGTTAAATTCACCAAGACCTATGGAGACGAATCCCAAAGTTGAGGCATGGTGTGCCATCCTTAATGGGTTTGCGGCAAGCGGTGAACTTTCTCCAGAAACTTTAGGGGAAAAAGGTGGCGACATTCGTGTTCGCACCCTAGCAGTTCACGCCGCAAATCTTGTTAAACATTTCCATTCCGAATTTGTGAAGGCGAATGGCGAAAACATTCCTTAATCTCGGTAGGTATGGTGATGTAATTGCTCTCCTGCCTGTTCTCAAAAAAGAGAACGATGAGAGTGGCGAGAAGCCAAGGCTAATTATATCCAAGGATTACTGCGACATTCTAGATGGGGTGTCCTATGTTGATCCTGTGGTTTATGATGGGCCGTTTGATGATATATCTGGTGCGCTAAAGTTTGCTAAAGGCATTGATGAAAGCGTAATCGCAAGTCAAGTTGTCGGGATTCCAGATGTTGTGGTAAGTCAAGTTTACGGAAAGAACCATTCCCCCAAGATTATTTGTGATAGCTTCCAACAGGATTTGTGGAGGCTTGCTGACAGGTTGGATCTCTGGCCCAAGCAACCCCCATTGGTGTTTGATAAAAGGAGCAAAAAGCGAGAAGCAAAACTTATCAAGTATATCCCTACCTATAAACCTTGGGTGGTAATAAGTGCAGGAGGGTTTTCCTCTCCGTTCCCATATCGGGAACTTCTATTGGAGATAGTAACTCATTGCTTGAGGGATTTTCACATCGTTGATCTAGCCAAGGTCAAAGCAGAAAAGTTCTTTGATCTACTCGGAATCATGGATCATCCGAATACTGCGGCAATGATCCTGACTGATAGTGGCCCATTACACCTCTCATATGCCACAAAAAAACCCGTTCATGCGGTTGTGACAGATTCCCCCTCCCTCTGGCATGGGGCGGCATGGCGACCATTCTATGCGTCTTATACACGCTATCAGAACTTCCCAAGGGACATAACTAGGATACTAGATTTAATACGAAACCCCCCTGTAAAGCCTAAATTATCAAACATTATCCATGTTTATCAGCGCACACCTTGGGCAACAGGAGAAGAAAAGCGCAGGAATCAAGTAGCCGCAAAGTCATGGGAGGGAATTGGGTGCGTGGATCTAGGACTGGATGATAATTGTTTCGTTAGATCATCGGCTGAAATGGTTCCTGATGAAACCAAGCGCATTCCTCTGATCAAGGATATGCTTCGGTTGGCTTGTGTAGGCAGGGATGATTCGGATGTATTGTTGCTGACCAATACGGATACTTGTATTGCATCAAATGTGTTGGAAAAGATTGTAGGGGTTCTTCCTGCTTATGCTTATCGCAAGGATTTTAAGAGGCTAGATGCTCCGATTAAAGACAAGGATATATCCGAAGGTGACAATTATGCAGGGTGTGATTTCTTTGCAATAAGGGTAGGGTGGTGGAGAAAGAACCATGCATTGTTTCCCGATATGATCCTTGGAAGGCATTCATGGGATAGGATCATGCGTGAACTGATTAAATCGGCTGGAGGTAGGGAGATAACTGATGTCATCTATCACGAAAGGCATCCCTCTGGATGGGAAAGCCCACAGAATATCAATCGTGACCCCTCCAATTTAAGGAACTGCAAGCTGGCAAGGGAATGGTTACAGGAACGGAAGATGCCCTTGCTTGAAATAGAAGCCTTGAACTACGAGGGCAAGTTTAAGAAACCCTTGTTTAAGGCTTCCTCGTAAATACGCAATCCCAATTCTGGTCGTAGTAACGGAAGATTTCCCTGTAATCCCAATCGGCAAGGTATTTCAGAATGTCGTCGCAAGTATATCCAAAGCTGGCTAGGGCATTAGGGTTAAACTCACAAACGATATGCTTGAGTGCAGGGTTGGATAGCAGTTCTTTCGCACCTTCTAGTATTGCTGGCTCAAATCCTTCAGCATCTAGCTTTAAGAAAATACACTCATTATCTTTAATGAAGTTTTTATAATGCTGATCTAGCTTGGCAGATATTCTATCTCCCCCCTCAAGGACTGGTCTTCCCCCCATGTTGCCCCCTTCTGAATGATATATTTGAACACTCCTTCCATCTCCTACTGGCGAGTGAATGGTTGTTGCTTCTGGACAATTGTGCCTTAAACATTGAACGGCATCTCCTTGAGGTTCCCAAGCAAGAACTGAAAACCCTTTGTCTAGGAATATCCTAGATGTATCTCCAATGAATGCCCCGACATCAATGCATAGCGTTTTTTTCGGCATAGCATTTAGTTCGGGCAAATCAATAAAGTCTTTATCGTATCCCAGCTTGCCAAACTTTTTAACTTGCATGGATATAGACTGATCGTTTTTAAGCAACCAATAGCCTTTATATTCTTCTACAAAATCAGGAATACTCATAAATTAAACATTAGTTGCATGATTAGCGCACCACAATCCATTTGTTCCACATCCGTTTTTGCGTGAGCATTGCCAGTTAAGATTAGGGGTTCTCTGTTCGTAAACTATCCAACCGCATTGGTTTGGATCATACGCTTGCCCTTTAGGGTTTTTGTAAGTCGTGCCATATCTATGCTTTAGCAATGCGGCTTTTGTCTTTGGTTGCTTACTCGTCGCTATCATTCTTTTCGATTATAACGTATGGTGTTACGGGTTGTTCCTGTTGCGGATAGATTGTGTAATAGCTACCAGCATCTTGACCATCTGTTGCTGATAGGTTGGCAACATAATAGGTTTGCATGGGTATTGGCTGAACTGGGGCAGTATGGAGACTTGCCGCAAATAATATGGATTGTAATTGGTTCATTTGATTGTTAGTTTTAGTTGGTATATTGTGCTTTGAGTTGGATTGCTTCGGCTTCTGCTTTCTCTGCTCGTTTGCAAGCAATTCTAAATTCGGTGTCTAGGAATGAATTGATGTCCTGCGATTGTAGCAAGTCGGATTCTGTTTTTAGGAGCTGGTGGTTTAACTTTGCGACCTCTGCCTGTGAGGCGGCGAGTTCTCGCTCTAGTTCTCTGGATAAAGCATAAGCGTCCTGATGCTTTTTCAGCAGTTCCTTTGGTTGTGGGGGGCAATGCCGAAACTCAATGGCATCCGTTCTCGGTGTGTCGGGGTTCATTTGTTTATTTGTTTTTTTTGTTGTTGCTACTGCTCATGTGCCAAGCGGAACACTCATCGCAGAAATATGATCGCAGGAAGCTAGTCCCTCCGAATCCCTGCTTGAGTCTTTTTTTAATAGCGGCATCGCATCTTGATTCACTTGAGAAACATGACTTTCCACATATGCCTTTAATGGGTTTCTCATTTCCTTGAATCATGCCTAATTCCAAAGCAGTTCGTTTGTCAATTGGTTCAATGTCGGGAGTCTCAAGCCCGATCTCATTTAGAATATGATCAATACAGGATTTCATTTCTTTTGCCATTTTTCCCATTGTTCGGTTTCAATGAAGTAATCGCATCTATCCTCGCCTTCTTCTGGTTCAAATGAGGAATACGATTGATAGAATGAAGCAGGGGCTAGATACCTCCAGCATTGTTTATGCGAGGGGCAATCCGTATTATTGCATTTCGATATATCGGTCATTGTCTTGGATTTCTTTTTTTAGATCACTCAAGTCCTTGCAGGATTTACGAGCATCAGATGGTTTGTCCCATTGCATGATTCCATCGGCAATTGCTACTGCACGATCTCGCTGGTCATTGGAACGATTTAGTTTCTCCTGCATCGTCATCTCTGGTTTGGATTGCTCCACAAGAAATGCTTCTACAAGTTGTTGGATGTTTTCGATCATTTTAAAATAAAGTCGTGATCTTGTATTAATTGATAAAGGTGATCACGAGTTGCTTGAAGTGCTTCATCTGCTGTTTGGAATGTGTTTCCATGCTTTAACCAATTGCGTAGTTGGTGGTCTAGGTTCTGAATACAGTTTTTAAATGCCGATCCATTGATGGCATCGTAATGATCCTGTTCATCTATTGGTAATTGAAACTCCAGTATCGCTTTCATTTTTCAATTGCGGCGTTGATTGCTTCGTTGATCTTTAGGGTTTTTCCTAAAGTGTTAAGCATTTCGATTTCGCTCAAGATTCCCTCAAGGTAGGAGATTTTTTTGTTGAGGCGTTGATTTTCCTGCATGATTTGATTCAAGAGGTTTTGAATCTCTGGATATTCGGGGAATCTGTCGGTGTTTATTTCTATGCTCATGTGCGTGGTTACTTTATGCTGTTAAGGTATTCTTGCTGGATGGATTTGGGCCAAGTGTTGAAGGGGAATGTATTCCAAGTTGGGTGAACCAACATGGATTCTGGATATACATAGCACCGCCAAACAAACGCTTCCTGCTCATTCACTCCAAGGCGTGAGGTGATGGTTGGTTTCTTGGCTTTTAAAGCCTCGTAATCCATGCCTTCATCCTCATATCTACCCTGATTCAACCATGTGCTAGGGTTGGGAATGAACTTGCCTCCATCCTTCTGCCAATCGGGAGAAGCAATGGATCTCTTTAGTGCAGGAAGAACACGCTCAATGGACAACTTCTTCCTCATCCATATTTCCTTGCAGTAAGGCTTTGCTGTCTTCTTCGGGTATGCTGACCAGAACGCCTCAAAGTCTTTGCTGGAGGCTTTCTTGGGGCTTATAGGGGCATCCTGTATATCGTAGGGACGATTGCAACAGGGGCAAATATCTGCTTCTTGTATTGTATTCATTTTAAAACTCCTCGTATGACCATTGTTTCTTTTTGTATTGGACGGCAACAAACCTAAACCAAGGATGGTTTTCAGCGGCTACCTTGATCTTCACCCTGCCAGTTCCTTGCCAAAAACCTTTGACTTCATGGTATTCAATCGTGCCATCGGCATTGATAACAAAGAAGTCGGGTGTATAGGTTGTCAGCTTGGCAAGTTTTAATGCCATAGCCTCAAACTGGTAGTGGTGAATCTCTCCTGCTTGTTTGCGTTGTTCTAGGAGGGCGGCATAGGCTTGCTCCGTTTTATTCATCTGTCCAGCAACACGCCTTGAGGTGTTGCCTTTGGCTCGGAATGTTCTCATATAGAAATTATCATTTCTTCAACTGCCAACTTCCCTTTTTCTGTGATGCGTGAAATCAGATTGCTTTTACCAAAATCGGAAAGCCTTGTTTCTCCTGTTTCCTCAATTAGTCCAAGAAATCTTAATTCACCGCAACGCTTCCGATAACAAGCCATTTTCTGGTATAGACCAGTTATTTTTCCAGCTTCCTCATCGGTAAGTTCTCCATTCTTTTTATATGCCAAGAGAAGTTCAGCCTTCTGGCTTCCCCACCTAATCTTGTCATCTTTAGTTACGGCTAACTTCGATGTAACGGGATCGCTATTTCTGGCATAACCCGTCCACTCTGGAGTTGGATTTCCCTCTTGGTTATTATAAGAAAAATCAAAGTCGAATTGGTCACTCATTCCAGTTGGGGAAGTTGATTTTTCCTTTGTCATCAATGCCTACGCAATAAAGGTTGGAGAAAGAACGCTTTACTGATCTTGCTCCTGCATCGAATGCTTCCTTTACCCTGTCATCTAGCGATGGAATGCTATTATCAGGGTTGAGATAACGGATATGCTCTCCGCTCAAATAATCTTCAGCTTCCTTTGAGTGTTTCATTTGCAAAGGAAATAAGCCCCGAATCCAATTGATACGATCAGAAGGGCAAACAGCACTCGCATGACTGCCTTTAGATCATTGATGTTCTCCTCAAGTTCAAGGAGTTCGGAATGATGCTTCCTGACCATCTCTAGGATATGCTCTGATTCCCGAAAGTGGAAATCAATCCTTGAGGCGATCTCGTTGATTTTGTCGGATGTGGTTGGTTTTCTCAATTTCATGGTGCGTGGTTGCTGGTGTTGGGTTTGGGTTAATTAAAACGGAATGTCATCGTAGTCATCTGCTGGTGCTGGCTTTGGTGCAGGAGACTTAAATGCGGTCTTCAGCTTTGGGACAAAGCCAGAAGGCTTCTTCACTTTGTAGTTTCCAAGGATGGGTTGCTTCTTCCCTGCATCCCTAGATGCCTTTGAAAGAGATTGCTTGATCACTCCGTCATTGCCGTACTGGTCGGGAACTTCTGCTCCTGTCTCGTCCGTATTCGCATACATAACGATGTCGAGGTAGGTTCCCTTCTCGCCTTCGTAAAGCTCGGTCTTGTCGATCTTCTTAACGTCTATCTTTGCGGTTATCATGGTTGTGCTGTTTGGTTGTTGGGTTCTTGGTTTTCTATGAATCCCTCGGATTTGAGGTAATAGAAAAGTTTATCTAATTGTTTAGGTGTTACTCTGCGGTTGTCCCCTGCAAATGCGGTGTAATGATTTCCGTTCCACATAATGACCCACTCCCTGCCTTGGAACATGATCCACATTGCCCTTGCATCGTCGGGATTTGCATCGTTATTTGTCACGGGAGATGGATGGTTCGCCTTCTTTTGTTTCGATGAGCCAACCAAGTTCGGAGTCAAGAACGGATTTGGCATCCTTCGCCTTAATGCCCTTTGCCTTTGCAACTGCCTTTTCGAGTGCCGTGATGCTAACCCTTGTGCAAGCCAGAAAGTCATCTGGTTTAAGAATACTAGAAAGCGCAGAACAAGCGGCGGTTGCATCGGGGACACTTCTGGATGTTCTTCCTTTTGTGAGCGAAAGTCCAGCAATTTGCGCTCCCGAAAGCAACCTTGCCTTCAATTCTTTGCGGATTCCAGCAATGAAATCCTCAACGATTTCAGCCTTGGCATCAAGGGAGGCGAGTTCCTCATTGGACAGGGTTGAAATGGCTACACTAGATGCAACTTGAAGGTGTGTCTGTGCGGTTTGAGCCTGATTGTAGGCATCGGGGCAAATGTTCTTTGCCCTGCACCATTTGCAAGTATTCGGGCTAGGATTGCGTGGAGCATTCGGGTCTTCAGATGCGGCTACAATCCCAAGGATCTCCGTTGTTGCGGCCTCCAGTTCCTCCTCATTGTACTCGGCAATGGTTGTGCCTCCTGCAAGCGGTTGGATGATTGAAACGTAGATGGTCTTGAGCGCAGGGTAGTGGTGTTTGACTAGCACCGCATAAGCCTTTAGTTGCTGGTTTTCGCTAGCCTTCCCTTGTGCTGTTCTCCCTGTCTTGTAGTCGGTGACAACGGCAATGTCCCCAAAGATGTCGATACGATCAATGGCTCCAGAGAATGCATCATTATACCAGAATCTTTGCTCTAGGATTTCTTGTGTGCGTTGTCCAAGATCAAGTTGAGCAATGAGGTGGGTAAAACCAGATAGGCACAAAGTTGCGATTTCTTGCCCCTCTTCAGTTAGCTCCTCATACTCCTTTGTTCCAGCTAGGACGGCATGAACATCCGTTCCTAGTTGCATATAGGGATTGGGTTCTTGTTCTGGAAGTGTCTTTTCCAGATTCCAAGATCCTGCACAATCAGAAAGTCGGCTCATGCCGCTTGCTGAAGGTTTTCCGTTTCGCTCGTCAGTCATATTATTTAATAATGATATTGCAAGAATCCGTAATGATATTGATTCCATTCTTTTCAACGTCGCTTTGCGTTAGTTGACGAATGTATTTTAAGTTTGTTTGGTATAAGAATGAGGATATTTCTTTCTTGCTTAATGCTTTATCCTCTTTCTTTCTGCTTATTCCAAGCTGATAAGCCTCGGCAACGGCATTTTCAAAGATCCAATGCCTAGCAAAAAGTGGATGTTCATTTTTGTATTCAGAAAATGCACGACGAACAATGTCGAGGCACTCCTCATTCATGCCAACATCTGGTTTTCTTGTCATTTGCTTTGTGGTTGTCATATTAATTACCTGCTAGAATTATCATTTTTAATTATTTGATTCATTCTTTGACCATATATAAGAATTTGAGAAATAATATGTCCAATTCCCAATGCTAGTTGTTCTTCTTTACAAGATGAATCATTTCCATGCCTTTTTAGGTGAAAATTAACTCCATCTTCCTCTTCTGTAATTATAATCTCTATAGTTTGCATTACAGGATTGGCTTAAAGGATTTTACATCATCCCATTTCTCAATGAGTCGGGCGATGATGGCATCGGGGATCAGGGGATTGCCATCCTTGTCGGCGAGTTTGCTATCCTTGGTAATGCCCTTAACCTTCTTCGCCACTAGGAAGTGGATAATGTGGGCATCGGCAATCTCATCACTCCACATCAGGCTCTGAAGGAAGCTGATGGGATTGGTTGGAAGTTCCTTGGGTGCTTCTGGCGTATCTTCAACAATCTCGGCAACGATTGTCTCTGGCTCTTCTTCCTGCTTGATTACAGGCTTTTCAATGCGAATCTCCTTGGGTGCATTAAACTCGGCAACCTCTTCTGGCACATACATACCGCTGGTTGCCATCGGACAAGTGGTTCTGATGCCTTCGCTCACTACCCTGCTACGGAGCATTTGTCTTGGGAACTTGCGGAACATATCCCTGCCAGCAAGTCCTGCTGTCTTTGCTCGTTCCATGTCCCAAGTGATGCGAACCTTGCCTCCTTGTGGGTGCGAGAAGGTGGCATCGGCAATGTCATTGGTCAGGTTGTGCCATTCAACCGATCCTCCTGACTGAAGGAAGTCTCGGAGCATTGCCTCGCTCTTCTTTGAAGGTCGGCCTTGGATAATATCATAATCCCTAGCGGCTAGGGCAGGGTGACGACCCTCTGCAATGGAGATGAGCATCAGGGACATTGCGGCTTCGGGAGTCTTAATCCCGAATAGCCCCGATTTCGCAACGGCTAATGCCATTTGCTGAATCTCTGCCATTGGTATCATCGGGAGTTGACTTGTGGTTGCTAACGTGGTTGTATTCATTCGTGGTTCGTGCGTGGTTGCTTGATCCCAAACTCCCTAGCCTTTATTCATGGGGCTAGGGAGTCCTTTTTTGGGGTTACTTGGTTTTGTTTTTGGAACGTGGTTTACGCCCCTTAACTTCTGGAGTGGTTGCTTCGGCTTTGATCTTCGCCTTCTTCCCTGCTGACATTTTGCGAGTGTCGATCAGGGTTTTGTTTTTTGCTGGCGTGGTCTGCATCTTGTTGCGGATTGCGTCCATTACGGCTTTAAGCATCGGTCTTGTCGGCTGGGGTTGCGTGAACAAGGGCATGGATTTCGAGGAGAAGCTCCTGCGAAATGTGTCCTAGTTTATTTGCGATCTCTTGAGCGAGATTATTCAGTTCTGCTAGTGTCATTGTGTTTTGGTGTTTTGGTTTGGTTACTTGCATTTCCAAGCTCGGAGAGACTTGTTGATGCGAGAGTCTGGATCTCGTGCGGTCTTTGCGCTGGTGAGTTTAGCCTTCATCCCTTTCATCCTAGCGCAAAAACTAGCCTTGCGTCCTGCATCGGCTTTAGTCTTTGGGTTAGGTGCAGGGGGCTTTAGGTTGCCTCCAGTCGCCTTGTTATAGGATGCCCTTCCCTTGGCATTCAAGCCCCCCTTGGGGTTCTTGCCTTCCTTCCTTGTCCATGCTTCGCTCATCGGAAGATTAAGGCTAGTGCGACAAGCACCGTGGAGAGAATGAATGTAGCAATAAATCGTGCGCTCATGCGGTGGCAAAGTGCTTTTCAAATACCATAACGGCATACTGACTCATGCTTCTGCGCTCGGCTTTGGATGCCTCGGCAACCTTTGCCTTTAGGGTCTTTGGAAAGTAAAGGCCAAGGAAGCAATTATCTGCTTTCGAGGTGGGCTTTGAGGTGGTTTCAGTTGGTTCGGTTATTTCGGGTGTATCGGTGGTTGTCATGGATCAATGGTTAAAGTGAAGTGTCATCCTTGCATCCCTTAAAAGGTCGTGCAAGTTTATTTTTTTATATTTTTTCTGAAGTTCGGGGTTCCGATTAGTCCCTTGTCTGCCAACCTTTGAAGGAAGATCCAAACGTAGGGGATACAGGGTTTGTGGTGCAGTTTCGTGGTCATGCCTGTTCGTCGTATTGGTCGGGGTCTTGTAGGGTCTTTTCTATTGCTTCGTCAACGTCAATCTGTTGGTTGCATTTCGGGCAATGCTCGGCCCAAACTCCAGCAGAATCTATCCTAATCGGAAACTCATGCTGGCATTCGGAATTCTGGCAAGTGTGATCGTATATCATAGTGATTCTATTGCTTTCTTGTATTGTTGTTCTTGTTTCTCGGCGGCATCAAGCCTATCGCAAAGAATTTGAACCTCTAACGCAAGAATACGGATTTGTTCGGCGATTGCGTCGAGTCGCTTGTTTTGTTCTTCGGTCATGGTTGCGATATCATTTTTTTGTGGTTTCTAGGAATGCAATGATTTCCTCTAACTTCTCGGAAATAGCATCTGTTGTGGCGATGAGGGCATTTAGCCTTTCCTCTAGGGTTTCTGTTTTCTGTTCGGTTGCTTTCATATAGGCCTTTAGGTGCTGATCGTTTAAGAATACCATGTTTTTATGCGGTTAGTTGTGTGGTTACTTCAGAAAAAAATCTCCGCTGGGTGACATAGTAACAGTTTCCCAAGCTACAGGAATCCAGTCATGTTTATCGGAGATAACTGGTTGGAGTCTGTGCGATCCTTCACGAGGGTCGGTTTCCCCATCCTTGAGGCGACCCATTAGAAGATCCCACATCCACTTATTGCTGGACATGGACGTTGAAGCATCTTGCCAATCATCTTGTCCATAATAATTGTGCTGTAATTGAAAACATACTGCTTTATGCGTGGTTTTGTTCATGTTGTTTTTTTGTGGTTGCGATTTGCTATGGAGCCTGTATTTATGCGGTTCTGTAGCCAATCTTGTTTATACCCTACAAGGTTTTTGCAGTATGTGCAAGAACTTTTTACAGGGTTCCAGTTGGTACTGGCTTCTGCTCCCCCCATTACAGGAGAAGCAGAGTGTCAATACTACTGCTTGAAAAAATACTTCCCATTCTTAAAGCGGATGCTTCGGGTGGAAGTGATTGTTTTAATCGGTTTGCCCCTAAAGTTTGTAACAGAGTTAACTGCATCCAAAATGCGATCAATTCCGATATAAGCCTCAATAGCAGATGCATACAGAATCGTAAAAACATCCTGCTTGCGATGTTCATTACAGATCATGGCATCATGGAGATCGAAATCCCACCAAGCTAGACCAATCTCACGATTAGTAAGCGTAGAGAAATCAATACGATCATCCATATCTGGATCGTTGGCCCAACAATCCTTGCAAATGCCACCAAGAAGCATTTTGGAGTAAGGGGAAATGACCTCCTCACAATTAGGGCATTGATGCACATTAAGAGACTGAATTGCAGACTCCAAACGCTTAATCGAACCCACCAAAATCCGCATATAATCGGCATCGGCTTGACCAATCTTTCTACTAGGGATAGAAAGATGGAAACGCTCCCCAAAAGGGGATAGGGACTTTTTATTCTTCATAACTCCTGTGTTGTTATACTGGCTGAATTGCCAGCATCGGTCTTGATGAACCGATTAGGACACTCTGGATTGCTCCAAAATGCCCTGTATCGAATCACTTATTGAACCTTGTACGGAATCTCCGTTTTAGTTCCTTTGCCTCTTCCTTGATGCGTTTCTGTTCCTTCTTTGCCCTAGCCTTTTCCAGAACCTTTCTCTGGCATCTGGATCGGATTGCCCAATGGTAAACATCCTCAATCCTGACCACTTCCTCCCGACGAGTACCAAGGGGACGAATCTTGAGGAGATCACCCTCTGCTGATGATTCCAGAGTGACGCACAGGGGCTTGCCTGTATCGCACCCGAAACCATAACCAAGGGTGATTCTGGTCTTGCGCTTAACTGGCTTATTTAGCGGAGTCATTGCTGTTTCCTTTCTGTTTCCAATAGCGGAATTGCTACTGGCTACTCCCCTCCCAATTATGGGAAGGGAGAGTGCCAATATCATTTAACCATTTAACTTGTTGTTAAGACTTTCTACAACTTCGTTAGTTACTACTTCATCAACGTCACAAGAAAATCGAATGATAGAACAGGGTCTACCATCTAAATTTCCTTCTATAACCTTCACTACATAATGAGGGTTAATAAGGGTTTTCTTGTTTGTATTTAGATCAAATACTGACACTAACCTAGTTAGACTATTCATGCTGTTTTTTTGTTATCCTAGACTGAATTATCTAGGCTACTCCCCCCTGTTGCCAAGGAGGAGTGTGCCTAACTAATTATCGTAACCCATGATCTGCGAATAGGTTTCCCCACTTTCGTCATCATAAGATTCACCAAAAATATCCGAGCGATACTTGGCTTTTTCTTCTGCTTCGCATTTTTGGCAAACAGAAGAAACAAAGTTTCCGTTTCCATCATAAAGTGCAAATGTGGAAAGGTTGCTTCCACATGAGCAAAGGCGAAATTTTCGTGTCCATTTCGTCATTTTTTTTGAAAGGTAGGGAATCTCTCCCGAAAGAATCTTTCGCAGGTTTTCCCGTCCTTCGGGGAATTTTGGCTCTTCAATTTCCCCACTTGGTGAGCAGGGAAAACTGAACCCTCCATCAGAGTAGATTTGAAAGTCCATGCTGTAATCAGTTAGGATTTCGTATCCATCTTTTATTGTTTTTATAGTCATAACTAACTCCTTATTTTGATAAGTCAGGATGCCCCTGACAGGCTTGATACTAACATTAGTACCAACTACTGCACCAGTATCTCTACTGATGCAGGGTGTTGAGACTACTTTCCAGCTACCCAAAAACAGATAGCTATAACTACCATTGTTGCCCACAGAATGCCGAAATAAGGCAATCCTTGGCTAATATAGTCGATTGCGTCCATATTATTAGAAGCGTTTTGCATCTCTGCGCCCCTTGTTATAAGCCTTCTTTAACACGGGATTTATATAGGGGCATTTAACCTTATTTGATTTGTGGATAAATGCGTCCCTGTAACCTTGAGTATAGGCAAGGTTAGTACCTAATTCGCTTACTTTGTTTTCCATACTATCACTCATATAACTATCTCCTTATTTTTGTTTTGACTCAATAGCCTTATTGCTACTGATTACTGACCCCCTTTTCAGAGGGTCAGCGTATCAATATCAGTTTTCTACAGGAATTCCATTATTAGCCCCCATATAAGAGAACCAATCTTGCGGCTTTTGTTTAGCGTCTCCGTTTCCTACCTTTTTAAGCCACTTATTTATGTGACGAGTAGTAGTCGATGACCATGCGTATGAAGTGCGATAAAATCCCACTCCATGAACATAAGCCGCAACTGGAGTTTCATAACTAAACAGAAGAGAATTTCCATTGCTGAAAATTACTTCGTTGATGTTATCACCATGCGTTTTTAGTTTCATATTACTATCTCCTTTTTTGCTGTTTGTTTATCTTGCTGACTGAATTGTTAGCAAGCTACTGCACCAGAAGTTGCCTTCTGATGCAGGGTGCTTACTGACTAAATAACTACTTCAAGAAAATAATGAAGTAATCATCAGTTCGTTTATCTACTCGGTAAACTTCGTTGATTGCAAACTCAACAAAGTTGCGAGCATAAGGCTCAACTTTATGCCCTACTGCTGACCAAGTTTCGGGCATATCGTTTTCCTTATCCTCTTCCCAATAGATAACATACTCAAAATTAAGTTTTAGCTTTAGGCTACCATCATTTTTGATGATTTCACCTTGGGCTTTATTCTTAATGATTTTAAGCAGATTAGCTTTTTCACTCATTCTGTCTCACCTTCCTTTCCTTGCTTTGTTAGCAAGCTATTACCCTGTCCTGTCACAACAGGGCAATGTGCTTACTGACTAAATAACTACTTGCAATTTTCGTTATTTAACTCTGCGATTGCGATGTTAATTCGCTTATCTCGCTTTTCTGCTTCCCCTGTTGTATCTTTGAACAACAGGGAAATCGCTCTCTGTTTAGACTGAATAGAAAGGAGTTGTTTAACTCCTAACTTTTTCAGTTCTTCAATAGCTTTTCTTTCTTCACTCATTCTGTCTCACCTCCTTTTTTTCTGTACCCTATGCACAGATTATTGCCCCCCCATCAGGAGGGGCAATGTATCTAGGCACTAACTCCAAGAATGAAGTCACAAGCGGCATGGGCTTTTCCAGCCGCACTAACAACTAGCTTTTTGTCATCTTTCAGCCTCTTCAGCCAAGAAGCAATATATGCCGCTGAATTGTCGATTGTTCGATCAACAATACCAGCAACAGCGCAAAGATAGCTTGCGCCCATCTCTGCAACTAACTCCTCTTTGGCATAATTGCTATCTCCAAACTTGCTGACCACATTTTGAAACCTTCCTAATCTTGACTCATGACCTGTGGCATGGGTCAATTCATGGAACAGGGTAGAATAATATTCAGCCTCTCCCTTGAAGGTTTCTTTTTTCGGCATATTAACAACGTCAGAATCCCGACGATAATAGGCAGACTGATCAACGTGAGTTATAACAGGCTTTTTCTGCATATTCGCCACAATTTTTTCAGCCTCTTCAATAGGGTTGAAAGTAATCTGTGGCTCATCTGATACAGGAATGTTCAGCCCATCGCATTGACTAACATTAAAGACGTTATAATAACGCAACATCGGAATCGTTTTCTTTTCCTTTGTTACCTTATCAATGGTCTCTAACATTTTCCAGTAAACAACCATTGTTGACTTTTCTCCTTTCCTGACCTGACCTCCTAACTCCGTGGCTTGCTTATAGCTGACCCAATAGGGTGAGGAAAAGCCAGCACAAGAGAGAAGCCAGACATTCAGACCCCTGTAAGCCTTCTTGCTCACATAGTTGATAGGGAACTGGTTTGAACCGCCAGCCCACGGCTTGTGCCAAGGCACAACACCCTGTTCCAAAAGGTCAATAATGCGATCAGTTACAATGCTGTAAACGTCAACTTTTTCTTTGCTCATAATACTATCTCCTTTTTGTTTTGACTCAATAGCCTTATTGCTACTGATTATTGCCCCCTGTTTCCAAGGGGCAATTTATCAATATCAATTCCGATTTAAAAGACGCCTTTTAGCTTCATTTAGATCGGCAATCTCCTCTTCAGAGTAATCAAACCTTATTGCCATGCGTAGTTCCATTTCTACTCCTTCAAGGGTCAAATCTTCTAGGATTTTAATGACGCATTTTTCGCTATATTCTTTTTCCATACTATCTCCTTATGTTTTGATGCTTTGAAAGTCAAAGCCACCTTCAACACTTCTGTGCTGATTATTGCCCCCTGATTAGTCGAAACTAAACAAGGGGCAATTTATCAAAACAGCTTTTATGAGTTTTTTCCCTTCTTGCAACGGATTAAATTTATGACCAATGCTCAACCTAGTAGGGGATTTATTGTGCCTTACTTTCTATTGCTACAGGGTGAGATCGTCACCAGCAATTGGCGAAAGGGGCAGGTCAAAATCCAGTTCGGGTTTGAACCAGTCAACCAGCAAGCTAAAATATCAAAGATCATGAGACGGAGATGAACCCCGAATTGTGGAGCGGTTCAAAGGGTGAGAGCTTCACCAAACCGCTACCAACTTCATCCACCCTATAAAAGAATCTTTCAATGGTCAATAGGTTTTTTTCATGGGTATGCAAAAAAGTCTCTAGACCCGCATTCTAAAGCCTTCTACAGGCAATGAGATTTTTTGCCACAAAATCATCAGGAACAAAAAAACAGCCTCTACAAGCCCATTTTATAAGCCTCTAGCCCTTCAACCGCTTAAACACTACATCCATCAACATTCTTGCAAAAACTTTTATGCCACCAGCGCGACGAATATTCTTGACGGATTTCAATGTAAGACACTAAAATAGAAGCCACAAAGGAAGCCCCTCAAAAGCCCCTTGTAGCTACTGGATTGACACACTCAATTAAACTAGGTAAAGGCTAGACATATGACTAACCAGCAACCTTCCAAAATACCTAACCTCACAACCAAACAGATTGCCTATTGTACCCTTCGAGCCAAAGGCGAAAACAAGGCTCGCTCATATCTGTTAGCGGGATACAAAGCCGCTAATTCTGAACAAGCAGGATCAGCCGCTTGTAAGTTAGAAGCTGATGACAGAGTGCATTCCTACATCTCTACTCTTAAAGAGAGTAGCTTTTTGAAAGAGGCATTGACATTAGCAGAGAAAAGAGCCTTTTTGGCTAGGGCAGTTAGGTGTGATGTAAGTAATCCTGATGCTGACCTGATACAGGAAGTGAGTGAGACATCAGGAGAGCATGGAGTTAGCAGGAGAGTAAAGGTAGTGGACAGGTTGCGAGCCTTGGAACTGGATAGCAAAATCGCAGGAGACTTCTATTCTGATCGTGAGCCTCAAGCTAACAACCCTTTCACGCTCATCATAGCAATGGGTAGAGACTCTGAACAGTTTAGGATGGGAAACGGAAACACAATCCCAGCAGGTTCCCTGATCCGATCGGATATAACAGATTCTCTACCTGACAAACCAGTTATTGATGCTGAAATCATCCCTTCCTGATGGGGTCAGCTAACAATCCTTTTTTTAAGGGGTCCCTTACCGCATGGTGCCCCTCCCACCCACCCCAACTGGCCTCGGTGAGTTAGTATACATGACCCAATGAAAAAAAATCAGTATTTGGGAAGTTCCTCTTATTTTAGATTCTTGTAGAAAGAATATCTAATAAAGTGCTTTACAGGTTGATGGTTGTGGAGATAGTTTGCTGGCATGAATGAAGGCGAACTATTAATTACTTTGTTGAATGCGGCTACGATTGGTCATGTGTTGCATTTGAGGAGTAGGAGCTATTCGGAGCATAAGGCATTGGATGGGTTTTATAGTGGGATGCCGGGGCTTGTGGATGGCGTAGTGGAAGCGTGGCAGGGAAGGAATGGAGAATTGGTGAAGTTCCCTAATCAGATGGTGGAGTTGAGCGAGCATACTGATGCGCTTGTGTATTTGAATTTCTTGAAGGTGATGTTGGATGAGGAGAGGTATGTGTTGGGGGATGATAGTGAGATTCAGAATATGGTGGATGAGATTGCCGCCTTGATTGATTCCACGCTTTACAAGTTGACCTTCCTAAAATAAAAATTTGATATGTCCTGTTGTTCTGCTGTTCCTATTAGCACGATTCCTCCTGTTGGTCAGGGGGTAGGGCCGTTGGTGTATGCGAATGGGAATCAGATGGCGAGGTTGAATCCTCCTCTGAATCCTAGCTTTGTTGTTTATGATGGGAGCGTGACTAGGTGGGGGGATGGGAGTGTTAATGCTCCTGTGTTGTTGCCCAACCTTCAGCAAGTACCCAATTCTAGTGTTGGATATTTTGTTGGCATTAATGCTGGGGGGCAACTGGTTGAGACAACGCTTCCTACTGTTGCAACAAGTGGTTCTTATAATGATTTAACCAACAAGCCTAATCTTAACTCTGGAAAGGTAATTTACGTTGATGCTGTGGTTGGAACGGATTCAAGGGGGACAAATAGCAATTATAGCTTTTCTGTTCCATTTGCTACTATTGATGCCGCTGTTGCCGCTTCAGCTATTGGTGACTTGGTTTATGTAAAGGCTGGATCTTATACGATTGTTTCACAAATTAGCCTTAATGGAAAAGGTGATCTGTTTTTTGAACAAGATGCCAATGTAACTGTGGCGGCAAATGTGATTGCGTTTAGCCTTACTGCCGATCAACCAAAGATTGTTGGAGGATACGGAACATTTACTTGTTCTGGTACTGGTGGTCTATGGACGCAAAGTGGTGGAACATTTACCGTTCAATTGGTTTCCATTGAGTTTTTAGCAATTACAAACGCTTCTGGTGCAGGAACAATCTTTGCCTCTTCTACAGGCTCTTTGGTAATTAACAGCACAGGAATTATAAATGCTCCTTTTTCTACTATAGTGAGCGAAACTGGAACTATTGGTAATGTTTTCTACCAAGTCTTATTTACTGCTTGTGGAAGATTGCTCGACATGACCCAATCCAATTCGTTCATGCAATTCACCGCATTGTGCTGGAGTGCCCAAGTTTTTGGTACAGAAGGCGTGAGTATTGTTGGTGGGACAACATCATTGCGGTTTGAAAATCTAGTTGGTGGAACCCCTGCTACAAAACTTGTTGTCTTCAAGTTTGCAAATGGAGATACAACAAACAACGGCCATGTTTTTAGAGGGGGTAGGCTAATTGCAAATAGTGCCAATCCATGCATCACGTTTAACTCCACAACAGCAACCAACAAGCTTGTGCGTTTGATGGGAGATGTTCAGCTTACTACTAGCGGAGCAAACTGCATTGTTTCTGCTGACCCAAGACAAGTTGTTGTATCTAGTGCAAATGCAAATGTTGTTGCAGATGCCAATACTAGCATTGTTGGTGGAACACTACTTGTTAGCCCATTCTTTGCTTTTTAATGGTTCACGAATTTAAGAACCCAATGCCTGTGGTAACTCCAATGGGCGACGGGTATGCCATCTACGTTCAGATGGGTGGGATGTTTGAGAATGATTTATGGACGGTTTGCTTGAGCAAGGATGGGTCTATAAAGCACTTTGATTCTAGCCAGATTAGAATGTGGCAGAACGCTACCTTTGGCATTAAGAAGGGCGATTGATGTTAAAAAGAGTGATGCGTTTTATTAACACACATTCTGTTTCAGATTTACTGGCTTAACTGGAAAGCCGTTGCAAAAAGTGCAACAGTTCGCCTGTTAAGTCGATAAAACGGCATATTTCGTACATATGTCGCCAAATATGTCGATCATACCCTACAATTTAGACATATGGATTTGATTATACCCGAAACGCCACATTTTCTGACATATGGCACATTTATGAGCAATTTGTTCCATATCGGGTATAATGCGGTGAACAATCGGGTTTTTATTCGATGCGCTCTAGACCATTTGAATTATAGCAATCTTACAAATATTATAAAAAACTTATAAACCACCAAAGGTCGCTATAAGTTCCCTTCATGAATAATATTGATTGTGTGCTACTTCTTGGCAATAAACGACTTATACTTATCTAGAATAGTTACTCTAGCCGTTCTCTAGCCGTTCTTACAACCAATTTCGTGACGCTACGAAAAAGGTCGGGGGAGGATCAGGTCGCTAGATTTTATCAACAGCCAGATCGGCTACGCATGACGCTATAGTTGATAGAATCCCCCTCATTGCCTCCCCCGACTATAATGCCCCTTGGAGTCCTTGCGGCGTGTCCGTGAGGCAGGGGTTCACCGAAGATTCCCCCGAAAATTGGCACAGCCCCTCCGAATCGAACGGAGCCAGCAAGATTTGGAGTCTCGCTCGCCTACCTTGGAACATTGGACTGCAATTGAGTTATCAAGGATTCCTTGACAACTGGCAAGGAAAAAGCTCCAGCAGTAGGATTCGAACCTACAACCATTCGATTAACAGTCGAATGCTCTACCATTGAGCTATGCTGGATTGGCTACCCCTCATGGATTTGAACCATGACTAGGGGAGTCAAAGTCCCCTGTGCTACCGTTACACCAAAGGGTATTAAATTATTTGCGTGGTCTTCCTCGCCCCTTGGGAACATTTACTCGTTCCTTCCATGTTACCGCCCCATAAATTGTTTTTACAGCAATATTTTCATCCATATTTAAAACGTATGCTTTCATTCTAAATCTATTCTCTGGTTCAAGCTGACCAACAATGCTTCCGTATTCTTGACCAAGACTAGCCAACCGCTTTGCTTCAAAAAGTAAATCTTCTTGTGTTTTCATTTACAAACTAAAAAAACTATTGACAAAAATAAAAATTTCCATAGAAGGTGGGTTGTATGAAAGACATACTAAACAAACTAAATCCACTTGAGAAATCTTGCGACGAGTGCGGAGGTACTGGTCGTGATTTTTATGATGAGGGTCAAGGGGTTCCTTGTTGGAAGTGTCAAGGTAGTGGTCATATTGCTACTGATGACGGCAAGGCTATACTCCAACTGATCGCACATCACCAGTCAAGTCTTCTTCAATTTGCTTAACCGCCGCTAAAAGGTGGCGCATTAAGTAGCCGACGAAATACGCAAGTGCTTCGTCATCCCCCTTCTTTTCCCTTACGCCTTTGTCCACTAGGATGTGGTTGGCAATGTGGACGCATTCATGGGCAAGGTTGGATATTTTCTCCACGCTCATTTCCCATTCTTTTAGAAAGATTATCCTAGCATCTCCACAATAGGAAACAGCATCAGCATCTTCCAGTTCATTGAATGTTTCTGGTTCACGATTTGGGAACTTTTCCCTGTACCATTTTTCAGCCTTTTCTTTATCTACGGGCCAAACAATCAGGCAATGATCATTCCAAAAGTCTATATCCAGATAGAACTCGTTAGGATTCATTGATAAAGTAATAAGGGATGGACAACATTTTCCCATCTTTAAAAACTTTAAATTCTTTTACTTGGCATTCTCCAGCCAATACTTTTTGTCTTAATCGCAATCGTTGTTGAGAAGGGCCAAGTCCTGTAAATTGTTGTATTTGCTCACGGCTTCTCCAGCCTTCGGGAATGGCATCTTCTATCTGAAAGAACTTTTTCCATTTAAGGGCTTCATTGGCTGAAGATAGAAGGTCAGCTTCGGATGGGTTTAGTTTCTGACGGCTCATAGGTTATTAGTTTGGTTGCTGGAAGTTCACCATTCTGACATCCACGCCAATCTAGGATGCCAATACCGGGGCGACAAATAGAATCTCCTACTACTTTGTGACCATATTTTGTGAGCAATTGCCAAGCAGGAGTTGCCATGAAAATACCTGATCCATCATTGAAAATACCGCCCGTGTGCCTATGGCCTCGTAAATATACTTTTGGAACCCTATGACCAACACGGGAGTAATTCTGTCGAGCATTGCCCATCGTTATAGACATTGCCCCTGCTTCAAGGTATGCCCTAGAACTGGTCGGCATATGGTGGGCAATATCAATCAAGGTTCCGTTAATTTCAACGAGTCCTTTGTCTCCTAGCCAGATTGCCCCAATCTCTTTGGCAATCATCTTTTCCCAATCTCCAACGTGGCATTCTGTTCCTGCCGTCATGTAAACAACTGATGCCATTTTAGCCAATGGCTTGAGGCATTCAACAGCCGCAAGTGCATGGTCAAAATTTAATGCCGCCACAACTTCCGTTGTTCCATGATGCCTTCCCTCAATGCAGTCGCCATTAATAAAAAGTGCAAATGGATCGTTTTTAAAGTGACCTTTGATCTTTTTGTTTTTGTCCTGCCAGCATTGCCATAGCCATTGCTGGTGAAGATTGTTTCCAAGGCTAACTTTATTGCCTGTGCTTGTGATATGATCATCAGGCCAAAGACCAACAGATGACCCACAATGGAGATCCGATACTACAACCGCACCAACAGGGGGTTTTGATTTAATCATTGGATTGTTTTTTTATATCCTGCGGAGGCTTATCAGAAACTAGATTCTTTAGTAATCGGGATGCATCACGCAAGGATATTTCCTCATCCTCCATCATTTGTGCAAGCATCTGCATTAACTTAATCCGTTCGGTGAGATGGTGAAGGTAACTGATGAGATCCAATTGCTCATCCTTTAGATTTCTAGCATACCATCCTGCCCCTGCTGTCCAGAACTGCGTTTTGTGTTCTGCGCTTCCCTTAAAATACTTATCCAATCCAGCTACTGTTGCTTCTGACCAAATATCAAGAGCATCTTGTTCTGGAGTCATGTCACTTTTTTTTAGGTTTTTTACCTTTGGGTTTTTGAATTGACCCATAACCAACTCTAGCAGATCGGAGAATTGCATTTGGTTTTGCGGATGTGGTGGTTGCTTTCATATGCTGTCTACAAATCGTTTCCAAATTTGTTTGGGACGAATACAGCTTGCCACGTTGCATACATGGCAAGAATTTTCATGGCAAGTGTTTAATTCAGAAAAGCAATATGGGCAGTAGTTGTTTACATAGTAAACCCAACCCAAAAACATTTTTAGAATGTATTTCAATTTTTTAAAACACTAATCCCGATGTAACCAGCGGCATCAGAAGAAATATTGATATTTACATTCTGAACATTTGACCAAGTTGCTTCATTTGGAAGTTCAACAACAGATGAAAGGGCAGTAAACAAAGATTGAATGTCTGAACTATTAAGATCAGATTGAGTATATTCGGATTTGGCGGTTACAATGATGGGCATATTTTTATAGGTGTGAGTTGAGAGTATTGAGATAGTTTGTGTTTAAGGTCAATGCTTTTGTAGGGATAAAGAAACAGAAAAGAGTAAAGCAAACTCCCCCCTTATCCCCCCACCCTCAAGTGAGAAAGCCTGTCAGAAAAGAAAAGAAACTACTGCTCACCGATAATCTGCAAGCAGGGTGTTTCTCCTCGTTTCTTACGGGTATGGAGTTTTGGTTCTCCAAAGCCGAGTTCTTGGATCATGTGGTACGCATTCACACCCATCCTCACTTGCTATAACGGGCAAGCCCCGCCGAGTGGTGAAGCACTACAGCGGGGCTTTCGTTTGTTTGAGGAAAGTCTTTTTTGAATGCTTCACCATTCAGTTTTCCCAACTTATCAAAAATGATAATTCCGTCAACAACTTTTTTTAAAAACCGTCTGGATCAGGAGTGGAGCCACCATATCCCCATTCTTCTTCCATTGCCACTTCTTCCGTATCTCCCTTTGAATGGATCAAACGATTTTCAAAATCCCGAATCTCCAGAATGTCCAAGGATTCAGCTTCTTCTTCAAAGTTGAATTCAAGTCCTGCCCTTCGGAGCATTTGAACAGCATAGGTAAAAGAATCAGCCAAATCGGGTGATTTCTTCAACCGCTGTTTCATGTCGAGCTTTTTCTCAACAGAAACCTTTCTGCCTTTGTGGGAGTAAAGCCTAGAGCAAAGTTCGTTCACTACTTGAGAATGCCTTTCAACGTCTATGCCAACCAAAGAACGAGTTGACATTGCGGTATGGACAGCAAACCAATATTCCGTAACCAAACGATCATATGCCTCTTTGCAAGTGCGTTGGTCAAGGTTGCTGATCTTTCGTTCTGTTGGCATTCCCATAGATGAAATCGGGAACACAAACATTGCTTCTGGATTATACTTACTCCATTCAATGATGATTGCCCTCATCATTTTGCCGCCGTCACCAGATATATCCAATCCAAAGTCCCTTGGATGGACTCCATATTCAAGACAATCTCTAACTACTTGTATTGCAATACTTTCTTCAAACACCTCTCCTACTGAACTATTGTATTCTCTAGTTCCAAGGTAATAGCCAAGGCTTCTGCCAGTATCGTTTGGCCCAAAACGGCAAAATGTAGCCGCACATCTGTCTCCTCCTGCGGTAAATGCAGGGTCAAAGCCGCAAACAACCTTTGTTTTGCCACTCCAAACTGGCTCCCAATTGATGTCGCATCCTTGGATGAACTGTTTTGAGAAGATTGTGAGTTCTACAGAGGAATCAGGCCACCATCCATAGACATTTCGCCAGTATTCTAGGGCATTTTTGTTGCCATAGCATCGCTTTAGGGTAGCGGCTTCGCCTTGAATGGTCAAAAACCGATCAAATGGCGGGATTTCTGCATCAGGAACTTGGAAATTAGGGCTATCTTCACCAGATAGATGAAGAGCAACGCCTGTTCTGGTTGTCCATTTGTGTGTATAGCGGTTTACGGACTCCCATTCCAAAGGATGATCTGGCTGGCAAAGTTCAGTATGGGGGTTATTTGCTGTTGCCGCTGGGTTTGCCATGCCTCCAAAGATAAAGTCTGGATTTGCTCCAAGGTTTACACGGGTATCTAGGGCATAGAGATCCATTTCTGCCAACTCGTCCAAAAACAAGCGCATACGAGCATTTTTGCGCCCTCTTGTGTTCTCAACAGAGCGTTTTCCCTCACCTCCTTTGGGAAAAGCCAAGGCTTTGATGGCATTTGTGTAGTCTCTTTCTGAATCTTTTGTGTCAATAGACTCAAAAACAATCATCCTTCGATACTCTACAAGGTTGCCAATAGAAGCATCTTTTCCGTATTTAGCCTGTAGGTTACGCATGGCAATTCGGTAAAGGGTACAAACCTTACCCCACAATCGGTCTTCGGAAGCATCCAAAGAGGTAGATGCTACATATGTTGAAGTGAAATCAGGAGCGCAAAGCCAATCAATGATGATACAAGCCGCAACAGAAAAGGTTTTTCCGCTAGATGCACACCCTGCAATGCCCCAATCGTTCTCGTTGCAGAACAAATCTATAATGTCCAAGGCGTAATTGTTTGGGATTCCTTGAGAATGGAGCAAAACATCATTGCCATAAATCAACTGGAAGCAATTAACCATGTGTTGTGCAGGGTTAAGCAATCCGCATTCATCCAACTTAATCCCCATCTTGATTCGCTCACGCCTTCCAAACTCTCCACGAGTCAATCTATATGCAATTAACTCCCTGACAAATTGGTGCTGGTTTTTGAAGAAGGGGATTCCGTAATCCGTATCTTGTGGAACATCCAAACAAAGGTTTTTAT